TGGAGGGTCTGCGCAGCGACGGCGCGGTCTTTGAGGCCGTCACCGGCAATCCGTCCTATCACCCCGGCCGCTGCGCAAGAGTCCTTTTGGGGGATAAGGAGTTGGGCGTCTTCGGTCAGATTCATCCCGACGTCGCGGTAAACTACGGTGTGGACTGTGAGCTGTACGCCGCCGAACTGAGCTTTGACGCGCTCTTTGCCGCCATGGGACCGCTGCCCATTTATCAGGCCCTTCCCAAGTTTCCCGCCGTGGCGCGGGACATCGCCGTTGTGTGCGACAAGGACGTCACGGTAGGTGCGCTGGAAACCTGCATCCGCCGGGGGGCAAAGGGCCTTTTGAAAGAGGTCACCCTGTTCGACATCTATACTGGCATCGGCATTGCGCCGGGCAAGAAGAGTGTGGCATTCAACCTGACGCTCCGGGCGGACGACCGCAGTCTCACCGCTGCCGAGGCGGACGAGGACATATCCAGCATTCTGGACCTGCTAAAAAGTGAGCTGGGCGCGATACTGCGCTGAATTATCCCTGCTCCGCCTGTGTCAAAGTTTTTCTTGACTCTTTACAGTCCCGTAAAAAACGAGTATAATAGAGTTGATTCAAAAGGGAGGGTGGTGTCTGCATGGACGATTATACCAGAAAGTTTAACCTTGCAATGGAAAAGGACGAGGAAATCCGTCAGGTTTTATCCACGGTCTATCAGGCATTGGAGGAAAAAGGTTATAACCCCATCAATCAGATTGTGGGCTATATTCTCTCCGAAGACCCTACCTATATCACAAACCACAATAACGCCCGGACACTGATCCGCAAGATCGATCGGGATGAATTGCTTCAGGTTCTGGTTCGAAAATATCTGGGACAATAAGAACTGTCCAAACAACAGTAAAAAAACATTCCCGGAAAGCAAAGCTTTCCGGGAACGTTTTTTCTTACGTATTCGGGCGCATCATTTCTTATCCCTGTCGCACAACTCCTGGGCCCTCTGAAGTACACGCTCCATGATTGCCCGCGCCCTCACTGTATTTCCGTCGTCCAGCATCTCCAGGGCATCTGCCAACGGGCCGCATAGTGTACAGAATTCCAATTCGTCATTCGTCATAAAACCATCTTCTTCCACTCAGCAAGCTGCTTAACAGAATACCGCATTTTCTCTGTCGAAATCACGAGTTTTACAGCCGCCGCACATTTTTTCCATCAGCATCTCCGCGCATAATTCCCGCCGTGTTTGCATATGCTTCCGACGAACACTTGCGGAAAGGATGACGTTCATGGAAAGCCACTATCCCTTTGCTCTGCCGCCGCTGCCGTATCCCTACGACGCGCTGGAGCCGGATATCGACGCCAAGACCCTCTGTTTTCATCACGACAAGCACTTTGCCGCCTATGTGGACAATCTGAATAAGCTGCTGGAACCCTACCCGTCCTATCACAGCTGGTCCTTGGAACAACTGTGTCAAAACTGGAGAGATCTGCCCGATGAGATTCGTCAGGGCGTCCGCAACAACGCCGGGGGCGTGTTTAATCATGATCTCTATTTCCGCACGCTCCGCACCCTTCCGCCCTCGGCTCCTCAGCCACCGCTGGATGGTGCCGTGCGCCGCGTCTTCGGCGGCACAGACGGTCTGAAGACTGCGTTGAAAAGCGCTGCGCTCTCCGTTTTCGGTTCCGGCTGGGCCTGTCTTTGTACAGACAAAGACGGAAACCTGTCCATTCAAAAGGTTGCCAATCAGGATACCGTCCTGCCCCTGACGCCGCTGCTTTGCTGCGACGTGTGGGAGCATGCGTATTACCTGCAGTACCAGAACCGCCGCGGCGACTACTTTGACGCCTGGTGGCGACTGATTGACTGGCCTCAGGTCTCCGAGCACTATGCCAGGATTTTGCAAAGTCGTCCGCCGATTCCATAAAACTGAGCAAACGACATTTCTGTATGTCCATTATTACAATACTTTCGTATTTATATTTTGTCAAGTTGAATTTTACAATAGTATTGTAATTTTGGAATCAGGGGGAGTCTCCGATGCTGTGCGACGAAATCCACCGGTTAAGGCTGGCAAATGGTATCACGCAGGCACGTCTGGCCGACCGACTGGGCGTTTCCAAGCAGAGCATTTCCAACTGGGAAAACAATAATATTCAGCCCTCCGTGGAGTTGTTGGAAAAAATGGCGGATTTTTTTGCCGTCTCCACCGACGCGCTTCTGGGGCGGCAGCCCGATATTCTGATTGATGCCTCTGGTCTTACCGATGAGCAGGCTGCCCATATCCGCCAATTGATTCACGACATCCGGAATGCGGGTAAAAAGCTTTAAACGCACCAAACCATCCGCCGCCTTTAAAACAGGCGGCGGATGGTTTTTTTATGTTTACTTCTTAATAGTCTCCAGAAATCGGTGCAGAAACACCAGCATCTGTTCCCGGGTACACCAACTTTTATACTGAAAGCTCCCGTTGGTATTGCCCTGGATAATCCCGCTCCCCTCGGCCCACGACCGGGCCTGAGCCGAGAAGTCGCCAGGCGGAAGCTCCGCCCGCTCTTGAAGCCAAACCTCCATCATGGCATTGAAATTTTCCTGCGTCACGCTGTCCTCCTCATATTCCGGGCGAAACGCTCCCACCGCATACCGCAGCGCCCGCGTCCGCCTCTGTACCTCGCCGCCGTTGGCATTGCTGCCCGCTCCGGTATTTCCCTCAATCGTGATGAGACTTCCGTCTGCGTTTATCTGCTCCACCACTCCGATATGCTGGATCGCGGTTCCGGAAAATCGCAAAAACACCAGATCACCAATCTGATAGTCTTTTGTTGCAAACCGCCCGATTTGCTTTGCCCAGTTGGCCAGTGCCCCGCAGGAGGCGGTTCTTTCCCCGTCGTAGAACAGCCGGCCAAGCCCCGCCTCCTGAAAGCACCACCATAGAAATACGCAGCACCACGGATAGCTGTCCCCCGACACTTCCCGCCCATAGTACGCCGCGTTGTATTTTACACGGTTGCTTCCGGCGGGCAATTCCTTTGTTCCAAGTTCTATCCGCGCAACGCTCAGCAGCTTTTCCGCCCCTGTCATCTCCCGTTTGTTTCCCTCAGCATGTCCGCCGTGTTCTGAACTGCCTTGACTGCGTTTTTGATGCTCTCCTCATCCACTTTTCCCTCCGTGATGATATACGTCACCACGGAGGCCAGAGACACCACTGCGCCTGCTGTGGTGGTGATTATGCTTTCGTCCAGTCCAAACACCATTGCAAGGCCCGCCGCCATTCCGACCACGGCCGCCCACAGCTTTCGGGAACTCAGCTTCCGCAATACTTCCTTCATAATATATCTCCTTTCAACATCTCTCGTCGCCGCCCAGCGCGGCGTCATAGGTGATACCGCCCCGTGTGTTCTCCGCCCGGCTCTTTCCGAAATATGCCGTCAGCACCACCGCCGTGGACGCCTGAAGCGCACCGATCAACGTGGTGAGATACGGCAGCGTCCCGGCAAACTGCCGGCAGATAGACATGTAGCAGAAATACAGCACAATATAGGTACAGCTTGCGTCCACCGTCAGGATCCCAAGGGCGATGGCCTTGGATACCGTGTATTTCTTTTTCATACGCCGCCTCCCCGCGTCAGCAGGAAGCTAGCAAACGCCCCCGCCAGCACCAGCAGAATTTTATCCACCAGACCCTCCCACCGTTTCCCGGGCCGCTGTTCCAGCACGTCTATTTTTTCATCCAGCTTTGCCACACTGCCCGCTACGATCTCCTGTTTTGTCGCCAGTACTTCCACTGCCGTGGCCAACCGCCGCAAGGTTTCCTGAGCCTGCTCCAGCGCGCCAATCCGCCGGATATTAGAGGACACCCGCTCTTCCAAGGCCGTGATCCGCCCGCTCCATTCCTGTTCCATATCACACCGCCAGCTGGAAGCTGTACCAGGTATGCTCTCCTGAGTCAACCTCTGCCCATGTCCAGCCATGACTCTCACACTCCGACCAGAGCATGTACCTGAAGTAGAACTCCGTCTCCAGATGGCAGGGGATAATGTCCAGTGCGATTTTTTGAATCTGCTGAAATTTCTCTGGTATCCCAGCCACTTCCGGAAAGATGATGCGGATTATTCCTCCGCCCATCTCCTGTGCCAGAGCTTTTATGCCGCAGCCGCTGATGGTGCGGTTAATGCTGTCCAGTGAAAAGCTGTCCGCGTCGATCTGGAGAAGTGCCGCGATGGCGCTGCGCCGGAGATAGACTGTATTGGCCGCCGGGCATCTTGCGAACAGCGCCTCTCGCCTTTGCAGCCCTTCGCTTTCCGCGGTGACGGTCAGCGCCTCCCTCTCCGTGTACTCCAGTTTCTCGGAAACGCTGTCCAGTCCCACGGCGGCGGCAAACAGTGCGCTCTCGCTCAGCGTTCCGTCTCTGAGATCGTAGATTCCCAGCGGCGCCAGCAGGTTTTTTAAATGCGCCTCGTATTCCGCCATATCACGCCTCCATCTCCGTTACCGTCAGCGTCCCCAAGGTTGGGAGGATCGTGCTGTTCCCCGCCGTGTCTGCGACGGGCGACATAATATGATAATTCTTTACTCCGTTCACTGCGTAGATCAACCTCCCCAGTTCCGCCAGCAGAACCGGATTACCCAGCAGTTTCCCCGTGAACCACCCGGCAACGGCGGACTCCACTGCACTCTTCACCGCAGCAAAATCCCCGTTTTCCCCCACATCCAGCTCCACCGCCACATTCACACTGCTTTGCGTGGGCGAGCGCACCTGCACATCTACCGCAATTTCCCGCTTTGCCTGCAGGTCTGTCTCCACTTCCTTAAGCAGCGCGTCGTCCGGTGCTCCCGCCGCCGTTGCAATATACACATCTACTGTGCCGATACCCCGGGCCCGGCCCATGGCCGCCGCCGCCACGACGCCCTCGTGCCGCAGCGCCTGTTCCTCGTAAAACGCGGCATTGGCTCCGTTGGGCAGCCGATGAAAGCTCGCCAGCACCCGCGCCCGCAGCGTGTCGTCACCTTCGGCGTCGGTTCCGCCTGTGAACGCCGCCGGGTTTGTACACCCGGTGATTCCCACCGGGCATGCCGTCAGCACCGTTACACTGTTAGCCGCGGCATTGCCGCCGCTTCCGCTCTCCAGAGCCTCGGCCGGTACGTCCACTGTCAGCTTACCTACCGCCAGCGCTGCGGCCTGAGTTGTCTGGAACCGGACCCCGCTCTCCGTCATGCACACGCTTCCCTGCGGGATACTGAGATCGCTTACCGGCGCATCAGCCACCGAAAACCGCAGCGTTCCCACCGCCTTTGCCGCCTCTTGCCGGACAATGCCCCGCATGGCCGCATGGTTGTCCAGATAAACGCCCTGCGCCGTCTGGGGAAAGCTCTGGTCCAGTACCCAGTCTGCCTGACATTCCAGCGCCTGCACCTGCGCCGCGACGGCGTACAGCCGTACCGCCAGATCGCAGGAGTCCTCCGCGCCGTATCCGGACCGTTCCCGAAACGCCGCCAGCAGCTCCCGATAGATTTCCTCCGTTGTTCTCATGTCTTCACCTCTGTCACTGCACTGTCAGCTGCAGATTCAGCTCCTCTCCCTCGTAGTTCAACTGCACCGTCAGCTGGTCCCCGTTCAATTCCACCTGCTCCACTTGCAAATTTTTCTCAGCCGGCAGCGCCTGCACCACGGCCGCTTTCGCCGCGCCCTGCCGCTGGGACGCGGCTATGCCGCCCAGCGCATACAGCGTACTCCCCATACTTTCCAAAAACAGGAATCCGCTTCGTCTGGCTGTCAGCTTGAACAGCACTCTTTGCAGCAGTTCGTCCCGGCCTTTTACCTGAACCGCACCGCCCACACCGTCAGAGACGTAATCCCCGTCCCTGATCTTCAGTTCCGCCACGCCAATTCCTCCTTAGCCGCCGGTGCTGGGCTGACACAGTACACCGTTGATATACAGTGATCCGCTCACGTCGACCCGTCCCTTCAATACGATGCTGTTTCCCTGAACCTCCACCGTTCCGTTGTTTTTCAGGTATACGCTGCCGCCCTTTGCGTGAATGTATACCTCGCCAGGCAGAAGTCCACTGGGTGCCTTCCCCTGCTTTACTCCCGCCACACAGGACTCCTCGCCCCCGGTTCCACCCTTGATGACCAGCACCGTCTCCCCGGTAGCAGGCTGCCAGGAATAGCCCCCCGGTCCGTAAACCGGCAGCTGACGCATCTCACCCTTGGTGACCACGCCGGCGCTTCCTCCGGAAATGGATGTCACTCCCAGGTCAGACCCGGATGTGGCCGCCGTGGGCCGCGTCTTACTTGATAACCACATAATCTTCCTTTCCTCTCCCGCCGCCTCACTGCTCCCGCAGCGTCAGCGTAATGAACTCCCCGCTTGCGTCGGCTCTGGTCTGTGCCTCCGCCACGCGATAGGTTCCCGTCAACCCTGTGCGCTTCAGCTTCAGCGTGGCCACATCTCCGGGAAACGCTAAAAAGCCTCCCGCCAGCGTCACCTCCACGCCAATCTCATCCGCTTTCGACTGCGCGATCTGATATTCCCCGGTGTACCGCATTTTCGCCCAGGTACTCTGCCCCGGCGTATACAGCACCCGGCGGCATTGGCCGCCCCGGGCGATCCACTCCTCATTGCGCACGCTGTAAGTCTGGCCCCGCGTTTTGTCGATAACCAGCATCTCAGACAGAACACCGTAGTGATCTTCCCGTTTTACAACTGACATAATGTTCGATTCATCTGAAATTTCAAACGTCTTACCGACCTTCTCCGGTGCGGCCCACAGCCGTCCGTATCGGTCAAAGGAAGGCGTAAACCCGCCACAAGTCCGGCAAAACCCCTCCAGTACCTTCCACTGACTGCTCCCCGCCGCCACGGTGTACATCTCCGCACCACTACTGACGTCCGCCATTTTGTCACAGGTAATCCCATAGGGCGTCACATGGTTTTTGACGATCTCTTCCAGTGTCGCCCCCTGATAGGTGACGGCCCGCGATTCGTTATCCAGCAGCCGCGCGGCGTAGCCCCGCCCAGCCACAAGCGCGCTGAGCCCCTCTTCCGTCTGCCGGATCTCATACTCATCCACAGTTCCCCGCAGCAGCACATTTTCTCCCTCCAGCAAGGTAAATCCCACCGCCCGCTTCAGCACCGGCTCCAACGCCGCCGTATAAAGGCATGTCACTGTGAAGCTGTCGCAGGAAACCGCTGCGGTATATGTAACGTCCCACGTAAGCAGCGCCGGAAGGTTTACGCTGTTGTGATCGCATGTTGTGATGCGTCCCGTCATTTCACCCGCACCTGATTTCCCGCATAGATGAGGTTTGGGTTCTTAATCTGCGGATTTTCCGCAAGCAAGCTCTGGAGGGTCACACCGTAGCTCTTCGCGATTCCCCACAGCGTGTCTCCTTTTTTCACGGTGTACCGCACCGCCGAGGCCGCGCTTTCGCCTGAATATACCGCCGCACCGCCGCTGTTCGTCGTGCTCGCCGCCGTCAGATCCACATCCTGCCCGCAGTCCTCCCAAAACTCGAACGTGTACCGCACAAAATTCGGCATAGGCTCCTCCGTCAGCTGCAGCGACACAAAGTAGGCGCCCGCCGCCGGCCACACCGGATGCACCAGCAGCCCCGCTCCGTCCTGATCGAATACTGCCGCCAGCCTTCGAAACTCCTGATAGGCACCTGTTCCCACAAACGTTCCCTCGCCCCGCATCACCCGGTAGCTCGGCCCCATCTCCTGCATGCAGTACCGTCCGAACGGCACTTTGTGCACCGCGATCTTTCTCTGCCATGTGACGGAATACGTCTCCGGATTGTGCGGCCATACGTAATTTTTATACCGCATCGGCGTCAGTTCCACACCGTCTCACCTCTCTTATCTCAATACAGCGGATATTCGCCGTCATATCGTCTTGCGTCCCTCTGGAACGTCCGGGACAGCTCTCCGGTAGACATACCCCCGTCCACCACAAAGACGGTTTCCGCAGAATCTCCGAAGTTTTTTTTCGCCCCGCCGTTCCCGGCAATTCTTCCCATTCTGCGGACCGTATCCGTACCGCTGCCGGCCTCCGTCCGTGACGCTGCGGCGGGATTTTCGTCCCTGCCCATCCGCGCTCTCGCCCGCTCCCGGCCTGTCCCCGTCGCCTGCGTTCTCTCTGCCGCGGCTGTTTCCGCCTCCGTCTCCGACAGCCCCAGCGCGTTTGCCGCCTGACGGAAATTCTGGGTACTCCTGCGCCGCAGCGTCCGATTCCACTCCGCCATCTCCCCTGCGGGGTCCCGTTTCAGTGTCTGCGCGGCGGGGCAGCGGCGGAGGGTGCCGTCTCCTGCTCCCTCCTCCGCCTGCCAACTCCGTCCGGCCCCACCAGCACCATGCGCTCACTGTTCAGCGCCGCCGCGTGAGCCACCAGCTCCGCCACGATCTCTCCGTTTCCGCCCACCACGGCAATTCGTTCTCTCCGTCCCGCCGACGCGGTCTCCACCGTCGTACGCAGTGCCTGATGTACCGCAACATCCGCGCTGTCACAGACCATAATTCGCACATCTTCCTGCCCGGACAGCACCGCAAAACTCGCCTCATAGTCCGCTGTTGTACCTGTGTCGGCCACCCGGACTGCGATCACCTTGGATGCTCCGTTGACAAACAGCAGCCGCAGGATGGCGCTCATTCCCGCTGTGTCCCCGTCCTCGCCGAACGCGCTGATGCCCTCGGTATATCCGGTCAGCGTGACCGCCGCACCCACGTCGCCTTTAACCGCCCTCGCCGCCACGCCGATGGTCTTCGCCCCTGTTCCGGCGGATACCACGGAGGACGCGTCATAGGAAGAATACACTCCCGGCCGCTCATGCTTCGTCATACTCAATTTTCCATCGTCCCTTTCAGAATAAAGTCCAGCAGATTTTCCTCCTCACCGGAGTCCTCTGCCAGGAACGCGGCCTTGCAGGCCGCGTTCCCCTTCCGCAAAAACATCCCCGTGGTCTTGTCCCACGCGATGCCGTTCCAGCTCATCTTTCCCAGCCGCAGTCCGGCGGGCAGTCCACCCATCAGAGCCCCGACGGCGGTCTCCATAGCCATTTCGCACTCTGCAGCCCGCTCCGCACGAACGCTGAGAGAAATGGTCACATCCATCTGCATCCCGTACAGTTCCCGGGCATTTCCCGTTTCTTCGTCCCACTTCTCGCCAAGGTACCCGCACAGCCCCACGGCTTTTCCCTCCGCGGTGGCCACATCCACCGCGGCCACCGCGCCTTCATACGTTTTCGCCGCTCCCTCATAGGCGGGCACCGCCGCCACTCCGGCATTTTTAAGCGCATCGATCACCGCGTCCCGCACCTGATTCAATCCGTTCATTTTGCCGCCTCTCTCTGCGCAGTCAGCGACGCCCACCAGTATACGGTCTCGTCCCCCAGACGGATGCTCTCGCAGCTGCGCACCGTATACGCCTGTCCCTGAAACTCCACCCGGTCCCCCAGCTTCAATTCCGTCCTTCCGAGAAACGTCCACCTCCGGTCATCCACCGTCCCCAAAGACGAGACCTCAAACGGCGCGGCCTTTTCCCCTTCTCTTGCAGGCTGAAAAAACGCCCGTTCCTCCCCGCCGTTTACCTTTACCATTTGCCCGTACTTTCTCAGAATGCGGTCAAAGCGTTCCGTCACCCCCGCACCCCCCGGAAGCAGAAATTCGCCGCCGCTACGTAGGGGGCCATCAGCCGCTCCGCCTCGTCCCTCAGCGTCCTCGCGGTCTGGCCTCCCTCCGCCTCCGCCACGGACACATCCCCCGCCGTAAACCGCACGGCTCCGCCTCTTCCGGCGATCAGCCCGGCGGCGGCGTTTAACGCCGCCGCACAGAGGAACGCCTCCCGGCATTTTTCCGCCGTCATGCCGTCCCGAAGCCTCTGCGTCCATGCTTTTTCGGACGCGGCGCACAGCAGCGCCAACGCCTCCGCGTCGTCCTCTCCCGCGCCGGAGAGTGTCTTTGCCAGCGTCAAAATCTCCTCCTGCATTCCACGCGCCTCCCTTCTCCGCCGCCCAGGCGGCCAGACTTGTCAGATTGCCAACACCTTGCCGGCATCCGTAAACAGCTTTGCGAACCCGGAAATGGATGTGATCGCCGCTCGCTCCATCTGCCGGTCGATCAGCTTGTCATACTCCACCAGCACGTCGCCCGCGCAGATCTGTTCCAGAGCGTAGCCCTTGTCCAAACCGATCAGCTTACCGGACGGCATGGCGTTCGTTTTCAGAAGCGTCGCACCCAGGGGGGTTGTCAGCGTACCGGTGCCCTGGAAATTCAAACCCGTCAGCGGGTTTTGGAACTCGCTGAGCTTCAACAGCTTTAGCATCGTGTCGCCGCCCACCAGCATGGTGTTCATGGTGTAGGGGTCAAACTGGCTCCAGAAATCCAACAGCGCGTCATAGGTCAGCGTTCCCTTGGTTCCGGAAATGGGGGCGGTTCCGATCGTATAGATCTTGGCCGCATTGTTGTTGCCGTCGCCGTCGCACAGCACGTTGATTGCGTCCTGCAAATGCATTCTGCCGATGTAAGCGCCAATCTGTCGCAGCGTCACGGAAAACAGGTCCAGTCTCTGAAACCGGATTGCCTCGTAGGATGCCACCAGCATTCTGCCTCTTTTGTGCAGCCGCACCAGATTTTCCTGAGTCCGGATGGTGGTGGTGGGAATGATGCTGCCCTCTTCCACGCGCTTGAGTTCCTTTTCCTTCTCCGTAGGCGCGGACGCAATGGACCGGTAATCCATCCCCTCAAAGTTGGTCACCGTGGCGGTGATGGCGGGCAGAATGCTCTCTTCATCCATGCCCTGACGCACAACGCGGGAGACAAACTCAGGGAACAGCACGGCGGAATCGCTGGTCTTGAAAAATTTCTCCACCATATCGCTGCCTGCCCCCTTGGCCTTGATATCGAAGCGTTTCAGCTGTCTCTGGAAGGCATCCAGACCCTCCGTGGGCGTGCCGCGGTAATTATCGCTGGGGTCCAGTTCCTCCAAGGCCTGAGAAAAGCTGCGGCCCGTCTGACCGTACATACCCTTTTCCAGTTTGATATTTTCGTAATGATACGCCATATTTTCTCCTCCTCCTTACAGTGCAAACGTAACGACTTTTTCGGCGGCGTCCACGTCCGCCACCAGGAAGCTTCGTCCCGCGGAATCCGCTTTCACGCCGCCGCTTCCGTCAGCGGACAAGCCGCACCAGCCCACAGTGGGCGCGGTGTCGCCAGTATAATCGGCGGTAATGAAGCCGCCCAGCTGCACGGCACAGGCGTCGCCGCCCCTGCCCAGTGAGACCGTCTGCCCGCAGAACGCTTCACCCGCGCTGCATACGCTCACGCTTCCGTTCCCGCTGACCTTCACCAAATCCCCCTCCTGCACGCCTGCACAGGAAAATGTGGCCGCCCACTGTCCGATTCCCTCAAAAGAAATTTTCATCGTAATCCTCCTCAAAGTTGATTTTGCGGAAAGGCCGTAAAGCCGCTCTGTTCCAATCTTGCCGCCTTCCGGACCCTTCCTATGTAGCAGGCGTGACGCATCACACCCGGAACATCTCTCCGTCTCCGCTCTTTGCCTCCCGGTCAGCCCTGCGCAGCTGTACGGGAAACACCTTCTCCGCCCGCGCCTCATAGGCTTTTTTCAGCTCCAGCAGCTCCGGCTCCTCCAGCTTGTCCGCAATCCCCTGAAACACTTCTCCGTTCAGCTTCTCGTCGCTGACCAGCGCCAGCCGTACCACATCTCGCCGAAGACCCGTCAGGTAGTTTCTGCCCAGCTCCGCCTGCTTGCGCAAAACATCCCAGGCCTCCCGGAATTCCTCTTTCTGTCCCACATACTGCTCCAGCCCCGCGACTGCCTTCTGTCCAAAGCGTTTCAAAACTCCGGCCTCTCTCTGGGCCGGGACTGCCACAAACGACCATTCATAGGCGTCGGAGGGCTCTCGCAGCTCCGCATAGCAAAGTTTTCCACCGTAGGTCTGCCCCTTCTGATGCGGACAGGTCCCGCTCTCCTCTCCACAGATGGAGCACACGCTCCGCGCCACCGCGCACCCAACGGAGACCTCCTTTTTGATGCCGCCCTCAATCTCCGCGATCAGGTCCGCATTTTTTTCCGTCTTCATCAGGTAAGCCCACGCCTTCAGATAGCAATACCCGTCGCCTGCCGCCGTGACTCGACCCGCCTCCCTGACCAGCTCCGTCCGGTATATCCTTGCCGTCTGGCCCAAGGCAGACCACTGGTGGTCAAATACGCCGCTCTTCCCCACAAACAAGTCCCCCAGCGCACTGAGCGCCGCCTCGTCAAACCGTTCAAAGTCCCGGTCCACCTCGTTGTCGCACAGCCGTACCGCGAATGTGTAAACCTCGTCCGCCGTCAAAGTCTTCCTGGAAAACCGGTTGATGCAGCTTATGTCGTCCTCTGCGGCCACCCACTGTTCCGCTGTCCCCGCGTCTTTTCGCACGTCCATTCTTCCGCCCCTCTTTCATAGTCTTTTGTGAATCAGTCAAATTGCTGCATTTCCTTTTTTCTCCGCCGCGTCATTCTCGATTCTCAGCTTCCGCGCCTGCTCCTCGTCGCCGCAAGCTCCATATTTCTCGCTTTCGCCTGCGGCAAACGCTCCCTCATTTCGCTGCGGCTCCTCTTGCGTTCGTAATCGCTCCGCTGAATTACGAGCGCATTGCTTTGGTCTCCTGTAGATCGTTCTCAATCCGCAGCTTCCGCGCCTGCTCCAGATACAGTGCCGCCTTCGCGTCTTCCACCTCGTCCTGCAAATTGATGTCCTCCCAGATTGTTTCAAATCCGCACCCATATCCGTGCATCCTGAGCCATAACCTGCAAATCTGCTCCACGGCGGGCGTCAGCGTCCGCCGGATGGCTGTGATCTCGGTGGTCAGCATATCTGCCTGCTGAGAACTCATTCGCTCGGTGGAATTCCAGCTCAACCCCAGCATGAACGGAGGGATGCCGGTCTTAGCCACAACCTGCTCCAAAATCTGCCGTATCGGCACCTCGCTGTCCAGAATCTGCTCGTCTGCGCCGATGGCCTTGATCTCCACGTCGCCCACAGCCACAAAATCCCTCACCCGCCCGTTTTTTGCGTCCTGCATGGCCGCGGACCACTCCTCGGCCAGCTGCCGGCTCCGCTCCGCCGCCTGTTCCCGTCCATCCTCACCGGGCTTACAGGTCACTGCAAACCGTACGTTCCCGCACCGCTCCCAGTTGACTCCTATGGTGTGATAGATTTTCATCAGAATATCCGTCAAAAACGGCATGGATCTCAGCAGCGACACGCCATAGGGATGATCCGTCTCCGGATTGAACGGTGTGAACAGCAGCAGATCCTGCCTCGGCAGCGGTCCTATCCGCCCGGACTCGTCCGGCCCACAGAGTTGAAAATTCAGCGGGTTGTCGCCCTCCCGGATTTCCACGTCCTCCGCCCGTCCGCAAAGCAGCGCCGCAATCTCCCGTCCGTTCCCTGTCGGCACGATCTCACCCACGGCCCGCCCGCAGGTCAGCAGCGAATCCAGATAGCACTCTAAAAATGCGTTGATCCCCCGCTGTCCCCGGCCCACCGGAACGGTCCGCAGGAAGCTTTGCAGTTCTCGCTCCGCCTGCGTTTCCGCGCACTTGACGCCCACACCCGCGGTCATTCGGATCAGCTTGTAAATCGCCGCGTCCACCACCGGAACTCCCTCCCGGATGGCCCTGTACAGCCGAAGTTCTCCGCCGCGCAGCGGTACATACCCGTCCAAAATACCGAAGGGATGACGCTCTGCGTTCCGCAGCTGCACGGTCGCCGCCGTCTCCGGTTCTTGTTTTCCCTTTCCGAATCTCATGATCGCTCCTCCCTTATTTTCAGGTTTTCCGTTCCACCCAGGTAGCGGCAAATCCGCCGCCCCGCGGTTTCATCACACTCATGGCAAAATAGCGCAGATCGTCCATGGCATGATCGTTCTCTTTTTTCGGCGCGTCCCGGCTTCCGGACTCCCAGCAGTACGCCTCCATCTCTCTGAGACAGTCCTCGCACCCCTCGCAAATGACAATTTTTCCGCTCTTCAGCGCGTCCGCCGTCGTGCGGATTCCGTCCAGCACGTTGTTGTCCGCTTTCTCAACGGGATACCCGGCCTGCCGCAGCGCCGTGATAAAGCTGGCCGCCGATGGGTCCGCCACCACCGTTTCCACCTTTCGCCCCCCGATCAGCCGCCCCAGGTCCTCCGTGTATTCCGCATCGGTTTTCTGCCGTCCCTCCACCCGGGAGTTATAATAGTATTCCTTCACCCGGTACCACACCCCGTCCCGCAAGCCCCACAGTCCAAATGACGTCGGGTTTGCCGTCCCATAATCGACAGATACTCTCCACCGCTCCATCTCACCTTCCGGCACAGCTTTACAAAATGTCTCGCGCTCAAAAAAATCATAGATCTGCCCCCGCGCCGCGGCCCATTCCCCCAGAACAAACCTCCGGTAGAAGATGCCGCTGTAACAGGTCTCGTAGCGCCTGCGGACCTCCTTTGTCAGCGCCGGGTTGTCCGCCATGGTAAAGTGCAGATACAGTGCCCGTTTTTCCCGCGCCTTGCAGATCCACTCCCGGTAAAACCAATGCTGCGGTCCCTCAGGATTTATGGTATTAAGTAGACAGTGTTTAAATATGAAAAAACCCCGTGAGAACCGCACCAGCTCTCACGGGGGTTGCTTTGTTCTAAGGCAAAAAGTAATAACCCCATCCGAGCAGGGCAAGGTCGATCCTTTATTGTCTATTTTTACAAAATTCGGCAATTATTTTGTTCCATATAGTCCTTTGAAATATGCTATAATATGGAAAGTATTAGTAAACTGTTCATTCACGGTATGTTATAACGATTACATTACAAGGAAGATTGAAATAGAGGACTTTATAAAGTAGACTTTGCAAGTACTCGAATATTATATATAATTACCATTGATGCAAAAGAAAAAACACAGAACATAGTCAAGAACCCAATATTTAATATTAGCAAAGATTCTGACGTATTAAAATTGCTTAGTTTGTATAAAATCAGATGTAGAATTAGGAGGTTCCAAATGACTATCATTAATAAATCCATTCGAATTATTAACTATGAAACTCAGCAAGTTATTCAGCGAGAAACTCTTGAATCTTTTGACGCTTACATCGCTGAATTAATAAATCACATAAGCAACAACTCGACTGTGCGAGAATATAAAACACGTTCAAATCTAACTGAAGTAATTGGATGCATATTAGCAATTTGCGCCAACCAACATAATGAGGACTTTGTTTCCGCTAAAATGGATACGATGGCCA